AAACTGTCAGGGATGCCTTCACGGCGAAGCAAACTAGAATCACTATTCCAGCAAATCTTGCGGCGCTTGCCACTGTCAAGTGCGGCCTTGAGAATGTTCAATGACAACTCATCACCAAAAACGCTGTCGCAGTCATCGAACACTAGCACGTTCTTAGCATCACTATACTTGTACAGTTGAGCATAGAGGCCCAGTGCAGTCATAGCACCCTTAACAATTTCATAGCGAATACGCTTGCCAGCAATCTTGTCAAACATCACTGCCTTTTCTAATTGCTGTTCGACACCAAATGACTTGCCGACACCCGGGGGACCTGACACAATCATTGCGCGGATATCACCGTTGATACATGCGCGGCTCATTTCATCAAGAATCGCAAAACGTGTGCCAATGCGATCCATAGCCTGCTCATCAGTTTCCTGTACTGCCGGCGCTTTCTTAAATTCTACTGTCTGTGACAAAACGGGTTCCCCTTCTTTAAATTCAATATCGTTAATACTATCCACCTTGACCTTCACCACATCAATAGCGATGGGAAATTGGCCCTCGTTTTTAACTGTAACATAGTTACCTTTTTTACCTGTCTGAAAACCCTTAATAAGAGTGAAAGACTGGTTCACAACTGGCTTGTTGCGATACTCACCAAATTTAACAAGAATCGTTGACATGTAATTAGTCCTGTGTTTCAGTTTCAATACTACGTATTATATAGCCAATCCGATTTATTGTCAAGCCGGGGCAAACATTTTTGCGCCTTCGGCCATAATGACACGGTACGCTTCCATAGTTTTCATGGGCTGAGCCAATGGGTTCTTTTGGATAAATTGCATGGTTTCCAAAAATCCAAGACCCAAAAATTCTGCTTCTTTTCCGATCACTTTGATTGCTGTTTCGATCTTCATTTTTTGCTCCGTTTCTCAACTGTCAATACATGTATTATACGCCCAAACCGATTTATTGTCAAGCCTTTTTCCGTAGAAAAAGGCCTATATAAATCAACGACTTAGCGCGGCGAACACTTGGTCCTTGAGAGCAGAGGCCTCGTCATGGGGCACATAAAAGTCCGTAGTAGGATCGTAGTACTTACCCTCTTTCACATCATAGTAGAGGACCCTACCGCTGGGGTAGAAAAAGGGACCTTCCAATCCCTTCCGGGGTTGCCATTTACGTTCCAACTCTGAGAGAACCCTGTAGCCCATAATCAAGCCGCCTTATTCAGATAAGTTTCCACATCCTTACTATCAACAACGTCACCGTTGCGCATAGTATAGGTCGCAACATAATTCTCACGGTCACCACCCATGAGCATGTCATACTGTTCGGTCTTGCTAGCAACATCACTACGCATATAACCATACTCACCGTTCTCTACAGTACGGCGTGCAACCCAACGACCCTGCTCCCAGTACAGATTGAACGGGGTCTCCCAAGGTTCGCACACAGTGGCGTCATCATCGAGGATACTCCAGTCAACAACATACTCCTCAAAACCCTCATTACGGGTTTCGATCAATGCCCTGAGAGTAGGGATACCATACTCCTTGACCTTGAGGGTCTGCTCAACTGACAGATCGGGTACAACATAAGTGTCGCCACCCTTGAACTTCCAGTAGGGCTTGTCAGCCGAACCGTAGTTTTCGCGGACTTGAGTAGTGATAACGATCTTCATATCTGCTCCGTTGTTTGACTGTCTAAGCCTCTATTATATGCCCAAATCGATTATTTGTCAACCGATCACTATTACACGGGGTTCGGTATCACGATCCATAAAGTGGTTGCCCTGCAAGGGAGCGGTGAAGAAATCTACGGGCTTTGAACGGCGATCATTCTCACCGCACCAAACCCGCTTGATAAACTCTGCACGGAACGTGCCGTCCATCTTACTGATGCTGACCACCTTACCGATCATGTAGCAATCATTAATACCGACAAAATCCAGGCTCTTAACAATGTCACCAATCTGCACAGTATTGCTCCGTTCGTTCATCATGTATAGTATTATGCACCCAAACCGATTATTTGTCAAGCCTTTTTACAGAAAAAAAAAGGAGTTTAAAATCAACAACTTACAGAATCTTACTGGAATAGACTTCTACGGACTTGTCTAATTGACGGATAAAATCGACTTCCTGCTGGTCTTTTGGGTCCATTACAGTATGGTCTGCAATGATGATTCCCAATTCAGTGGGTAATGTAGCATGTATGCCATCGCCACCTGAGGTGCTATGTGCTTGTAGTGTGGGCTTGTCAAAAAGAATAGCACCACGATTACTTACAAACATAAGGTAATCAGCATAGTGGGCAGGCAATTGGGCATGAGTATTTGTACCCATGCTATTTGTTAATTTGATACTACAATTTTTTCGTAGTTCATTTTTCTTACTAGTGTAAATGGCACCTTCGGTATACTTCATTTCCAATCTGATATTGTTCAAACCTGTAATGAGGAAATCAACACCATCTTGCGCAACATACTTTAGTGTTTTGTTGCTATATTGTTCTACTGACTTTTCCAGTATGCGAGCCTTAAGAAAACGCAACTGCTCGGTATTGAGTTGGTGTCCCAATGCTTTAACCAATTTACTGAACCTATGCCAGTCAACATTGGTTCGTAAGAAATCAGCAACTTGTTGAGTAGTCATGAATTATGTGCCATTCCAAAAATTGAATCAATTGTATTACGTGCCTGCTTTAAATCAGTACTAATGTTTTTGGGATGATTATTCACCTTAAACACAATAAAGTTAGGGTTATAAACCTTAACTTCTATCTTGTTGCTATTATAGTCTATTATGATATATCTGTAAACCATATTGTTACCCTCTTTTAAATAGGAATTTAGTGTAAAGGGTAACAGTTTACGGTGTTGTTGTATGTATTGGATCAATAAGTCTGTGACTGTATCCGAATCCATAATTACAACACTAATTTGAATTTGTTATCAGGTGTAAGAAATGAAATGTTATCCTTCTTACGTTCAGAAAATTTAGCCTTAATAGTGATTGACTGACTTTTAACGTGCTGTTCAAACAAGTTAATAAGAACGTTTTGTGATTCAACTGGTAACATTACTTTGTTTTGATTTTGATCCGTAAACCAGTATTCAATAATATTGTTATATTTTTTATAAGGTGTAGTAGTTTTAATAAATTCTAAAGTCAATTCACCCTTAACTTGTGTCTCACCTTTGATAGCAACAAACTCACCACCAAACATATTAGTGATTTCTAAATCGTAAAAATAAAAATAAGGTAACTTATATGCAAGACCTAAATAAGTGTCAGGATAGATATATCCCTGTTCAACATCTTGTCCATCAGTATTGTTAATGAAATTCATTAGGTCTTGACGGTATGGAGTCAATGGAACATTTTTAAGTTTCAATACCAACATCTTTTGTTGAAAATGTTTGGTGATTTTTTCTGCAAGATTTCTGTCCTCTTGTGTGACAAGGTTAGATAATCTTGATTCTTTAAGACTAAGCATTTTATTTGCTTTGTCTTGTTTACATAAACGATAAATCACGCAACTTAGTACTAATAAATTTTCATCTACTTTGGTAGTGACAGTACCATTTTTACGTGATGCTACTCTATCACCCAAAAGGTCACTAATACTAAAAACGTTTTTTGCAGTTGAACTAGTCATATTGTCTCTTAATTAAATGGTTATATCTTCCATGCCCGCTGTACGTAATCGCACAATGTGCCCCAATTGCCATTGCTTACTATCTAAGCCCTTCATTATGCCTAACCATTTATTTCTTAGTAAGGCTACTTCATTAATCAATACTTCAAAGTCAATGACTTCTTCCTCACCGTCTACATACTTCTCAGCATCACGGCTAGTCAATGCTCTATTATACGCTTCTAAATATTTTTGAAAATGTTTTCGGCGAATTTTCCTTAATTGAACATTAAGGTAATTTAATACTGCTTCAATTTCTTGTAATTGGTTGAACCGAAATTCGGTAACGCCGGGTAAGTTGGCAATGTTCTTTTCAACCTTGCCAGTTACCCTAACGTCATTTTTTGCAGATAGTAACTCATTTTCATAATGAGTTATAAAATCAGGTATTACGCTTAGATCCTGTGTGATTCTTGTGTACCAATTCATCAATAATCTTCGTCATCGTAATATTGATCTTCCTCATACTCTTCTTCCTCTTCCTCATATTCGGTTTCATCCTCTTGTGAGAAAAATTTAAGAGCATCCATTACTGCTTGATCACGCCGAAACATTTCTTTAATTTCAGCAGTATCAAAATCATTATCAATTAATAAATTAATCAATGTCTCTGCCGCTTCACTGTGATCTGCACGTTGAATAATTGGCTTAAGACCATCCCATAATTCTTTAACTAACTCTATAGTCATTCAGCAATTTCCTCCTCAGGTGATACATTACTTATCTTACCCTGAGATTTTTTCTGATACTCTGACATGACTTTATCTAAGCATCCATCTTCATTTGATTCCCAACCTTTACGGAAAAATTTAATAATCTCTCCATCTTCGGTTGTGTAACTCAGTCGATTACCTTCTTTGGTCAACATGCCTGCCTTTTCAAACAAGTCAAGCAAACCACTATAAGGATTCATGCCAGTCTCATAAGGAATCTTAACTTGAACACTTTCAAAAGGCTTTGCGTAACGTGTTTTCATAACCTTACAGGCACTACGAATGCCACGTACTTCACTGACTTTGTTGCCGTCATCATCTTCTTTAAGTTTTAGTTTCTTCATTGCCACAACAATACTTGAAGCATAGATGAAACCTTGACCACCTGAAATCTTGTCATCAGGATCAAACATATCTTGTGAAGCATATGTGTGATTAGTTGCGACCAATCCAACGTTATGACTACCGAACATGTTAACACAATTACGAACTAATGATGTAAGTGCCTTGGGCTTACGACCCATGTCACCTTTCATATCACCTGATTCAAACTGATTAACATCAGTTGGAGTCAACAACATGCCTAGACTGTCAATAATGAAAAGAACTTTAGGACGATCCTCTGCAGGCATCGTCTTATAACTTTTCATAAACTCACTAATTGTTTTAGCAACATCATCAATCATTGCCATGTTAAGTTTTAACAACTTGCTTTCATCAGTATCAACACCAAGTGCTTTCAACCAATCTTCGTCAAGTGCGTTTTCACTATCAACAAGAACAACAAAGATACCTTGTTGTTGTGCGTGACGTACTAGGTTTCCCGAACAGATGTAACTCTTTCCTGATCCTGATTCTCCGGCAAAGACAGTAACTTTACCAAGAGGTACGCCTTTATTAAAATCACCACTAATGAGATAATTGAGTGCGTGATTTCCTGTACTGATCCAATCAGTAGGATCATTAAAACCAATACTAAGTCCTTCAATGGACTTGGTAATATCTTTTCTAAATTTACTAATATCAAATGGCTTACCCACATGGGCCTCCTATCATCGTTGTATGTTCATTCTTATTCTATCAGAATAACTAATTTTGTCAAGGTAATCTGGACAATGATCCGCAATGCGTTCCAATTCATAGTCGCTAGGGTAGTGTCTTAATGCACCCCTAGCCCTATCTCTTATAATACTTGGTACACGCGGAGTCTTTCCTGGATCACACAGTTCTTCTAATAACTTCCTACCTTGCATTAATGCACGGTATCTTTCGTCTGGTAGTGTCATGGAATTCTCCTAAGAAAGGGGGAGGAATTCCTCCCCCGATACCATATTAGGCTGACTTATTCTGCCTTGAACGAATCATTGCAAGAATATCTTGCGCTTTATCGCTTGAAGGCTTGTCAGATGCTTTTGGCATAACTACTGGGCTTGATGCTGAGGGAGCATCATCCTCATCGTCTTTTGAAACGGAAACTGCGGGTGTGCTGGTTTCAGCAGTCACAGGTCGTTCGTTCGCAGTCCCATTAGGTGCTTCAAGACCATATGGACGATAGTAACTTCCCCAACGCTCGTTGTCATAAGGTTGACCATCAACACTTGCTTCAAACATTTCCTTGATGATACGCAACTCCGCCTCGTTAGGTTTCTTAGGTAAGAATTCTGCGAGATTGAAGAGTCCATGTGCATCAATAGCAGCCTGTTCTGCTTCTGTTAATGCTGTTTCCTTACGTGCCCAAGTTGATGTGCTATAATCAGCATAACCACCTTTGCTGGTCTTCTTAACGTTAAAGTCAAGACCACGCATATAGTCAGTTGGCAATTCTTCCATTTCAGGATCCATCAGACTTGACTTGATGATAGTAAAGATTTGTGGGCTGATGATGAATCTGCGAATAGGGTTCGCAGGAGTCTTGTCATCGCCTAGTGGGTTCTGACGAACAAAGCCTTGGAAAATATAACTACGTTTCTTCCAATACTTGTTAGCAAGTTCCTTAAGTGTTTCATCCTTATACCAAGGACGAACTTCTGCAAGAACAGGGCAACTATCACCATACATTTCTACGCAAGGTACTTGAACAACTACCTGCTTCATGTTGGGATCACCCTTAACACCATTGAATGGCAACTTGATGATTTGACGTTCTACCCAAAAGAATGTATTCTTTGAATCTGCGTCTGGCAAGAAACGAACGGTAGCAGTTGTACCTTCGCTCATATTCCAGTGGGGGTAGATTGCGTTGTCAGATTGGGTTCCAGAACCCTTGTTTTGTGACTTGTTTTCTTGTGCCGCGATACGGGCACGAATGTCTGCTAGTGAGGCCATAATATTTCTCCTTAAGTTGGTCTTTGTTGAGCCTTAAAATAATTCGCTGATTCCCTATGAATCAACTAACATAAGCATTATTGTATTACTACACGGTGCCTATGTCAATAGTATTTATGCCGGATGTGGGAAACCGCAGAAAAATCTGCGGTTTTTTGTAGTGTTATTTACCCAATAACCTTAGTATTGCATCGAGGTCTTCTTGACCCTCTTTCACATCTTTCTTATGTGCCTTATCCATTGACTTGTTCAATACCTTTTCAGCATCTTTCTCAGCGTCTTTGGCTTTGGCTGGTGTAGCCTTACCACCTTTAGCATATGGGTTGCCTGAACTTTCACCACCTCTATCGCTAGATGGTTGTGACTTATCCATTTCACTTAACTCTACACTTTCATTTGCTCCAACAAGTTTTCCAATGTTATTGTTTTTAACTTTTTCAGTTGGGCCCAATTGTCCTACACGCTTTTGGTTAGCATCAAGGTCTTCCGCTACACCTTTTCTTCTTGCCACTTCGGCTTTAACTGCGGCTGTGACAGTTGGATCTAAGTTTGTTCTTGCGGCCGCTTTATTTAACTCTATATCATTCATGGCAGCAAGGTCTTTATTAATTTGTGCAAGTTCTTGAGGAGAGTAATCACTTTGTGCCGGAGCAGGCGCAGCCGGTTTTGCTGCCGGTGCTACTGCTGGTTTCGCAGTCGGTGTGACTTTTTTAGTCATATCCATTGTGCCACCTTTTGCTACTGCTCCAGGTGCTGCCTTTGCGGCGACTGGTGCTGCAGGTGCTGCCGGAGCAGGTGCTGCTGGTTGTCCAGGTTTAGTAAACATGCTTTTAGCCTTGTTAACTATGTTACCAAAAACACCTTCTTCCATTTCTACTTCTTCCAACTTATCAAATTTGGCTCGTAATTTAGCCATCTCTTCTTTGCCTGCACCTTCACGGCCTGCTTGTTGTAAGGCCTGCATACCCTTTTCACCATACTTCTTTTTGCCGAGATAGGCTTGTAATCCGCTTTCTTCAACATTTTCAGTTCCAACTGCGGTGTGATAAAATTCTTTTACCCAATCTTCATCACCATACTTGTCGCAGAATTGTTCTAGTGACATTTTTTCAGCATCGTTCATCATGGCATCTTTAGTCATGCCTTCATCTAAATCTTTTAGTTTGCCAGTTCTTTCTAAGTCTTTCAACAAATCAATACGGTCACGGTAGCCAGCAATGCCAGGTTTGATATCGTGTGCTGCCATACGTTGTTGAACAGTTGGGTTCTTAGCATGTTTCATTGTAGTCTTATACTGATGACTGTGCTGAGGGTTATCTTCTTCCTCAAGACCAGTAACATCATGTACTAGATCGCCGGCGGTTTTCTTTTCTACTTTACGTACTCTATCCTGTGCTTGTTTAGCAATCTGACCTTGTTTGGTGTCATCGCTATATGATGTGTCTGCTTCTCCGCCACTCTTTTTCTTACCCAATCTATCAGTGTACATTTGTAATTTAAATTTTAAATCTTTTTTCTGTGCGTCTGATATGTTTGGATCTTTTAATTGACTTTGTATATGGCCAATGTTTGCTTTTAGTTTGCGTGATAACTTTGTCTCTTCACTATCTTCTTCTAAATCAAAAGCCTTTAAGTTACCTTTTTCTGTATTCTGATTATGTGCTAATGTCTCTGCACCGGGTGCTTCCATTAAATCATCTTCGGGTGCATCTTCTCCACCACCTTCACCTGCATCACCGGCAGTATCACCATCTTCTTCTTCGCTGGCTTCTGGACCATCACCACCTTCAACTAAACTCTTTGCCCACTCATCTAATTCAACTACTTCTTTCATTTCTGTAACGTTCTTTTGTAGTCTTGAAAGAATTGGCATTACGCTTTCAATGCGTGGGTCTAATGTTTCTTGCACAAATAATTCAGTAAGATTAGTTTCATCACCTTCAGTTTCCATTAATGTTGGTGTGTAACTTTCAAAATACTTGTGATAACCACGATGACCACGCATTCTACCTAATGTCTCACGTAGGTTATGATAATGATTAATACCTTCGTTTACTAACTGTTGCGCTGATTCATTAAATTGATTACCTCTAGTGGCACGAACGAACCCTGCCATTTTGGTATACTCTTCACAAAGACCTTTGATGTGGTTCCAACGTTCATCATTTGGAACACCGCCTTCGGCCAAATGTCTGGCATAAACTTGGGCAACTCCCGGGCGGGTAGTAGGGGCAAGAATTCTTTCTCCAAGTTGATTCTCCAAAAATATTCTAGCAA